GGTGAAGCCCAGCACGATGAACCGGATGGCGGGCTCGATCCCCTTCGTCCACAGCCAGGTGAAGGAGGACGCGATGGGGTGGATGACCCACTTGTCCAGGAACTGCCAGGCGGCCACCGCGCTGGACTCAATGATGTTCCAGGTCCCCTTCCAGTGCAGCGCGAGGAAGGCGATGGGCGCCAGCGGGCCCAGGATCAGGATGGCGAACTGCCCGAAGCCGTGGGTGAGGAAGCCGTACACGGTGTTCCACAGGCCCAGGATGAAGTTCCACGTGTACCGCCATGCGGTCTGGAACCAGGTGGTCTTCGTCGCCACGTAGATGATCGCGCCCACCAGCGCCACCAGCCCGGCGATGATCAGCACCAGCGGGTCTGCGGCCATGGCCGCGTCGAACAGCCACTGCGCCGCCGTGGCGATACCGGTCGCGGCGGCCTCCGCGAGCGCCGCCACCTTCTGCGCGGTCCACACCGCGGCCTGCTTGATAGCCGTGGCCGTGGAAGCCGCCGCAGCCGCAACCCAGTCCCAGGCGGCCTTCGACGCCGTCTTCAGCGCACCGCCGACGGCCATGGCGCCGGAGACCGCGCCATCCCAGGCAGACTTCGCCATCGACTTGACGGCGCGCCCGGCGTAGACGCCCAGCTGCGCCGCGTCCTGCCCGGCGTTCCTGGCCGCGGTGCCGAAGTTCCGCGCGCCGGTCGTGGCGGCCGTCCAGGCGCTGGCGGACAGCGAGGCCACGTTGCGGCCGACACCGGCGATGGCCGAGCCCAGGCCCTTGATCTTCGTGCCGATCCCGGAGGCGGCCGTGCCGAAGTCGGTCCCGGCCTTCTTGAGCCCGGTAAAGGCGGTGCCGATGGAGGACACCGACGATGTGGGGAACTTGAGGACGGCGGTGCCCACGTTGGTGATTGCTGTAGCCGTCTTCAGGGACCCCAGGATGATCATTTTGACGATCAGCGCCCCCAGGACCACCTCCGCGAAGAACTTGATGGCGCCCTGGTGCTGGGTCAGGAAGGTGGTGAAGGCGACGAAGGCCGGGCCGACGGTCACGGCCAGGACGTGCGCCACCACGACCAGGGCACCCAGCAGGGTGGTGCCGAGGAATACCGCGGCGGGGGTGGCCGCAGTGACGATGTTCCCCAGCGAGACGGCCAGCTGTCCGGCGAACACCGCCAGGTCGCCCACCACCTGGCCGATCTGCTTCCCGGCCTTCTGCCAGGGCCCCGGGTCCGGCGGCCGGGCGGTGGTGGCCGCCGTGTACTTCGCGCCGGGCACCTGGCCGACCATCGACTGCGCGGCCCGCACGGACCCGCGCCCCGGCGAGACGGCGGCGGCGATGCTGCGCGGCGTCTGCTGTGCCAGCAACTGCCTGGCCAGGGCGGAGCCCGGCCCCGGGGACGTCACGCCGAACCGGCTGGCCTTCACCGGGACCTGCGCGCCCATGAGCTGCTTGGCGAGCTTGGCGCCGGGCCCCGTGGACACCGCCTTGAGGACGTTGGTCCACGGGGACATGATCGCGGCCGTCACCTTGCCGCTGGTCGCCTTGCCGGTGATGCCGTCCAGGAAGGTGCCGAAGTCGGACTGCACCGTGCCCAGGATCTTCTTGATCTGCGCTTCCGGGATCATCCTGGTGAGGGTCCCTGCGAAGGAGGCCACGGCGGGGACGGCGGTGGAGTTGAGGAAGGACACGAACTTCGTCATGGGCGGGATCAGGTACTCGCCCAGCCGGATGCCTACCTGCTCCACGGTGGTCTGCAGGATCTTGAACTGGGCTGAGACGGTGGCCCGCTGCGCGGCCACGGCCGCCGGGAACTTGCCCAGCGAGTTGTTGATCTGGTCCTGCTTCTTGACCAGGACATCATAGTTGTTGATCATCGTCAGGATGGCGGAGGACGACCGGCCGCCGCCGAACGCGTGGGAGAGCAGGATGGCCTGCTGCGACAGTGACAGCCCGGACGCGTCCAGGTGCTGCTTGAGCAGGCCGATCGCGCCGACCAGCCCGGCCGGGCTGCGCATCATGTTCGCCAGCTGGAGCCCGGTCAGGTGGAGCACCGCCAGCTGCTTGGACGCGATCCTCGAAGGGGCCGCGAGCAGCGACAGGCTCATCTTCAGCCGGGTGGCCGCATCGGTGGCCGGGATGCCCTCGTCGGTCATCAGCGCGAGCGCGGAACCTATGGAGGACAGCGACACGCCGAAGGTCTTCGCGGCCGGGAGGATGCCGGTGCCGATCGCGGCGACGAAGTCCTCCATGCGCATGTTGCCCGCACCGATGACCGCGTTGACCGTGGCCGCCGACTTGGCGAAGGTCTCCGCACCCTTGATGCCGGAGCGCCAGGCGCCACCCAGGGCGTTGGTGGTCGCCTCCAGGTTCGAGCTGCCGACGGCTGCCAGGTCGGAGGCGACCTTCAAGTCCGTCATCGCGGCGGCGTTGCCCAGGCCGATCGACTTGAGGTGGTACAGCGACTCCGCCAGCTGGTCCGGCCCCTGCTGCGCGTCCTTCATGGTCAGCACGGCGCCGGACAGCACCTTGACGTCCTTGGCCGTGCCACCGGCCTGGGTCTGGATCTTCAGCATGTCGTTGTTGAAGTGCGATGCCATGACCCCGGTGGCCACCGCGAGCGTGGCCAGCCCGGCCGCGCCGACCACCGCGGCCTTGCCGAGAAGGCCCAGCGACTTCTCCGCCGGGGCCGTGTCGGCCTCCACCCGGATGAAGCCCACACCCAGCAGCGTTCCGCGACCCATGCTGACGGCCATGGCTACAGGGCCACCCCCTGCGACGCCAGGAACTGCGCCGCGGCGTCCTCCTCACTGGTCCACCAGGCGGGGGCGAAGGGCTCGCGGGTGTCCTCCACCGGCCCGGCTCTGCCGAAGGACGGCCACAGCCGTACCAGCAGGTCGATGTCGAGCTGTGCCAGCTGCTGCTCCACAGTCGTCCCCTCCGGTACCTGGCTGTTGGCGGTGATCTCGTACAGTTCGTAGTAGACGATGTTCAGGAAGCGATCGACGGGGAGGCTCCCGAGATCGACACCCTTTCCGGAATACTTGCCGTCGATGTAGTGCCAGGTACCGGGCTGGGTGACCCATCCGTAGAGTCGGAGGACGGCTGTGTAGGGCGCATTCCGTACTGTTCCACCAGCCAGGATGCGACCTGGTCCACCTGGTCCAGGTCGATCGGGTTCGCCTTGTTCCCCATCCGGTAGGAGAACCGTTCGTACGACTCCGGGAACAGGCACATCTCCATGAAGCTCTTGAGTGCGCCGATCTGGTCCGTGGCGGTCGCCGTCTCCGGGTCCACGCCGTTGAGGACGGTGACGCCTTCGGCCAGCACGTCGGCCGGGATGGCCTCCGCTGCCTCGAACGTCTCACCGTCGATCTCGAAACTGATCTGTTCGCGTGCCTTGCTGAAATCCTTCTTCGCCATGGTCCACACCGTAGCCGCGCGGATTCCATGATCGGTCCCGTACCGTCAGACCTTCCACCCGGCTTCGCGCATGGCCTGCTCCAGAAAGGGGTTCGGCTGTGTTCCGGGGTGGTGCACGACCGGCCCGAAGATCTGGCCCTTGGCCTTGTTGCGCAGCGGGTACGACCCGTGCGACTTGATGATGTGGGGCGGGGTGCCCCGGTTGACGAAGGTTGCTGCCGGGTGGTCGCAGGACACGGTGGCGGTCAGGCCGGTGATGCCCGGGGTGACGCTCGCCTCGATGTGGTCTTTCATCGTCCCGGGCGCCAGCGCGCGGGCGCGGACCGCGATGGCCTCCGCACTTCGCTTCATCCGCAGGCCGACTGGGCCGACCGGCGATCTGGTCATCTTGAGCACCGCGGCGTAGTCCATCTTCATCTTGAACTGCTCAGCCATCCAGCTCCACCGCCACTCTCAGTTCCAGGCCGATCACGCCGCCGGACGGTCCGACCGGCAGCGTGTCCCCGATCAGGTAGTTCACGATGTCCGTGGCTTCCTCCATACCGCACAGCAGGGTGCGCAGCGCCCGCAGGGACGTGGACGCGTCCATGGCGAGCTGCTGCGCGGCGGCGTCCAGCTGGTCGGCCGGTGGCGCCAGGGTGTGGGTGCCGTCCGGCTGCGGGGTGCAGCGGGTGACGTGCATGACGATCTCCGCGACCTCACGGCCGGAGCCGCAGTTACCCAGCGGCTGCTCCTGCGGGTTGGGGAAGTCGTTGGTGAAGTAGTTACGGGCCACGGTGACGTACAGGGCCCCGCAGTCGGCGCTGTCCCAGGCGATGGCGCCGTCCACCACACCGACCCGGGGCACCGGCGGGACCAGCGCGGCGGCCACGGCGTCGCGGACCAGCGCGGCCATGGTGTACCAGCGCAGGTCGCCGGTCGGCCGCGTCATGTCCCGGTCCGGCGCACGGCGGGGCGGTCCACGGAGAAGGTCCGGGCGCGCTGGCGCAGGCGGTACGGGTTGACCGCCTCCAGCCACAGGTCCACCAGGTACAGACCGGTCCGGCCGCCGGAGAGCATCTCCGCGATGGACGGCATGGTGATGGTCACGCCCTGCCGGATGAGCTGGGTGACGTTGGCGGGCAGCTGGCAGTCCGCGCCGGTGGTGGCCTTGAGGATCTCGCAGGCCAGCTGGCCCACCGCGAGATCCGCCCCGGGCGGGATGTCCACGCCGTAGTCCGCGGTCACCGACCAGGTCCCGGCGTGCGCGTCGTCCAGGTTGAGGTTGTTGCAGCGCGGCCACACCCCGCCGTCGGTGCGCACCAGCCGGTTGTTGTCCAGCCGGTACGCGGTCGGAGCCAGCAGCACCCCGTCCACCTTGACCGCGGTCACGGCGGAAACCCGGGCCGGGAGCGTGAGCTGGGAGATCCTGGCACAGGAGCAGCTGTCCCCGCAGGACCCGCAGCCGCCGGGGAACCACCATGACGAGTCCCAGCCGCCCCAGGCCACGGTGTTGCCGTAGGTGGACCACGGCAGCAGGCCGTACAGGAAGGGCTCGCCGGTCCGCCCGCAGTCGGTCAGACAGGGCCGCAGCGTGGCCGGGCAGGTGCTGTACTGCTGGCCGGACAGCGACCACATCAGGTAGCTGGCCATGGACAGCGCGGTCCCGGTGACGGCCGGGGCGAAGCCGCTGAGGTCACAGGACCAGGTGACGGGCCAGTCGGAGCAGGGGCCGGTCTTGATCGTCACGTGGCACACCTCCGGTCAGACATCGAAGTTGAAGATCCCGTTCGCATTCCAGTTGACCGTGTACGTTCCGGCTGTGACCCCGGTCGGGCCCCCGAAGTACAGGAAGCAGATCCCCTGGTCGGCCACCGTGCCGCCGGTGATCGAGTCGTCGTAGACCAGCATTCCGTAGGCGTTGGCCAGGGTCACCGTGGCCGACCCGGCCAGGTTGGCCGCCGTGAACGTCCCCAGGCCGCCCGCGCTCAGGGTGTATGCCTTGGACGCCAGCGCGCGGCCCCCGGCCACCCACTGGGTGGCCACGGATACCTCGTTGCCGGTGGTCCAGGTGCCGGAGTTGTAGCCGGTCAGGGCCACGGCCGCATCGACGTCCGGCACCACGCCGTTGTTGAACAGGGCCGCCTTGACGTTGTCTGCGGTGACGATCTCACCCGTGCCGCCGGTCGGCGCGGTGCCCTGCTTCATCATCGGGTTCTGCACCCACGCGCGGAAGATGTGGCTATCGGTCCAAGCCATGGGCGCCACCGCCCCCGCGCGCCACCGGCGCGTTCACCACCGTGTCGTAGGAGCCGTCAGGCCGCTCGGTGACCACGGCCGCGACTGGCCGCCCGGCGTCGTCCGCGGTGACGTGCTCCCCGCCCACGTAGTCCTCGCGCAGCACGGCGCGGACGACGCCGCCGGACCCCTCCGGGACCAGCGGCGCGGAGATACCCCCCAGTCCGGCACACGTGTGGAAGCGGTTGGGCCTCCCGCGCGTGACAGCGGTGACCGTGCAGCGTGCGCACGACCACCGCTGCTCCGGGGGCTGGAGGAAGGGCAGGTCCATGCCCGCAGGCTACAGCGCTGCGAGCGGGTTGCACGCCGGTGCAGGCGGAGGCGTCGTGGTGACGGCCCACAGCCAGTGCTCCAGGCCGACGACGGACATCCCGGCCGGGAGCCACGACGCGGACCCGTTCTTGGCGAGCCAGCCGAGCGTGGCGGAACTGCCGATGGCGCGGGTGGTGAAGATCAGCTGCATCTGGGTCGTGGCGTTGGCGATCGTGTAGTCGCCGATCTTGGCCGACCCGCAGTTGGGCCACGCGTGGTAGACGTAGCGCTGGAGCCCGGTGACCGGGTCGCAGTTGTTCGAGCCGCCCACCTGCTGCCACATCTCGAACGAGAACCGGTTGGAGCTGTTGCCCTCGGACATGGCGAATCCGACGCCGGTCGCCCCGGCGCCGGTGGTCAGCTCACGGGCGGTGGACATGTAGGAGACGGCGGTCTGGTTGATCTCGCACAGGTCCAGCGTGTTGGTGTAGCGCTTGAGCGTCGGATCGTCCATCTGGTTCACGCAGGTGGTGCCGTCTGCGGTGCGCTGGAAGAACTCTTCCCCGTCCTCGTACTCAGGCGACATGGCCATCTGCACGAAGGCCTTGGAGACAACCTGAATGCCTCCGGTCCCGGTGACCGGGTTTCCGCAGGAGTTAAGGCTGACCATCCGGTACACAGACCCCTTGATCGGGGTTGCGCACGTGGCGGTGGCGGACATGAGGGTTCACCCCTTTCGGGTGGTCAGGCGAACGGGGTCCCGATCTTGACGAGTGCCCCGTACAGGCAGCACTCGTATCCGACCAGGTAGGTGCGCTGCGCGGTCCACCTCATGGTGTTCTCCGCGCGGTCCAGGATTCCGGGCATGGCGAAGGCGTTGACCTCGCTGCGCTGCGCGAAGACGGCGCCGGTGGCGTAGATCCAGGACGTGCCCGCAGCGGGGGCGGTCCCGGAGGGCGAAGTCCCCGGGTAGCCGCCTCCCACCACCAGGCGGTTGCCCGCCCGGGTATAAAGGGCCTTGCCTGTGGCGTTCCCGCTCCGGGGGTCTGTCTCCGTGCGGTAGTCCAACTGCTTGGCAGCGGCCAGCGAGGGGAGGACGGAGCGCGGGACGTGGACCACGCCCCTGTTGTTGCCGTAGCAGGACGCCAGCGCGCCCTCCAGCGAGCCCAGGGCGGTGGCGGCGTCCACCCCGCCGGTCACCAGCGGCGACGCGGCGAACTGGAGCGTGATGTTCTGCGGGTCCACCAGCAGGGCGTTGGCCGCGAGGTGCGGCCACACCGTGGTCTGCGGGGTGGGCCCGGCCGCCGCACCGGACACACCGGTCCAGAACGCGGCCTCCACCAGGCTGGACTCCACCCGCGCGAGGGCCACCTGCGCCTTGTCCGTGGGGTCCTGGCCGATCGGGGAGCAGTCGAACTCCGCGTAGACCGTGAACGCGGTGGCGCCCCGGTTGGTCTGCACGGTGTTGGAGGACATGGAGACCTGCGGGGCCGGAGCCCCGCCGGTCCCGGTGACGGCGATGCACTCGTCATAGACGGTGCCGCCGGTCACCGGGCAGCGGTCCTGCCAGGTGATGCCGTTCTGCCAGTGCGGCCCGTCCCACGCCGGGTGCTCCGCGGCGTCCCACAGACCGTAGGGGAGCGGCGTGAAGCCGGGTCCGTCAACTACCTGCCGGGGTCCGGCCATGGCGCGCTCCTCTCACAGTCTCGGTGGTGCGGGCTAGCGCGGGGTGACGAGGAATCCGAGAGCCAGGGAGCCGCTGATCTGGTAGCCCCACAGCTCCCTACCGGCCGGAAGAACGACGGACGCAGTCGATCCGAAATTCACTCCGGTCGTACGCCCCGTCACCTCCGCACTGGAGAACCCCAGGTAGGTCGGGGTGGAGCTGAGGAAGACAACCCTCTCCACCTCAGCTGCTGCGACGATCAGCGTGGCCGTGTCAACGACCAGGCTGATGTCCCCGCCGTAGAAGTCCACCCGTCATATCTCCGTTCGTGACTAGAGGAACGTGCCCGTGTTGGTGTTGCCCAGGACACCGGCGCCGTTCACGGAGAAGGTCGCGGTGTACAGGCGGCTCTCGTGCCCGACCTTGGCGATCAGGTGGGCCTCCTCAGCCCAGGCCGCCGTGAAATCGTTCTCCGCGTTCAGGACGCTGTCCCTGATCACACCCAGGTCCAGCTGGAGGCCGGTGCCGTGCACGAAGGTGCCCGCCGCGTAGAGCATGAACTGGACGCTGGTGGGCCACACCGCCATCTGCGCGGCCGGGCGGCCGAACTGGCCGGTCCCGCGGACCTGCCAGTCGGAGACGAACTGCGGACGGACCCGGCGGGTGGTGAAGTAGCCCATGATCTGCTGGTCGGTGACGTCCTGCAGCTCGACCGCGGTCCGCCACGCCAGGTCGGCGCGGATGGCGGAGATGATCCAGCGGGGGAGCACGACTTCCAGGATCGCGTCGTCGCTCATGGCGAACTTGTTGCGGTAGTCCACCGCAGCCATGTCCACGCCGTCCAGGATGGTGTTGAACGCAGACCACGTGGCCGCGCCGATGGCCTGGGTGACCGTGGACGCGGTGGCCATGAGGCCGATCAGCCGCGCGTTGATCGCGTGGGCGTAGGCGGCGCGGAGCAGCCGGAGGAAGTTCTGGGTGTTCTCCGGGTACGCGCTGTCCGTGAGGTTGCCCGCGATCAGCGACAGGCCGTACGCCTCCAGGCGCACCTCACTGAACGACGCGCAGGGGATCCGCAGGTTGGGCTTGTTGACCGACCCGGTCACGGTCAGGATGTCGTCCGTCTCGGACCACAGCCACGGGTCCGAGGTGTTCGCGAACGGGAAGGCGAAACCACCCAGGCCGGAAGCGGTCTGGCTGGAGCCCGCGGAGAAGAACACGTCCGCGATGGTCGGCGAGACCGGGAACCGGATGCCGCCGCGGCTGACGCCGACGGTCGGCAGGTCGATCATCCCGGACGGCGCGTCCGCGATGTTGAACAGCTCGTACCGGATCTCGGAGGGGGCGCACCAGCCACCGCCCGCGAGAAGGGCCTCCGCCTTGTCCGGGGAGGTCATGTCCCGGAACAGGCGCTCCACGTCGGCGATCGGCGTGCGGTCGTCGATGACGTGGGTGAAGGTGTTGCGGACCGACGCCACCATGTGGCGCGCGGCGCTGCGGCCCACGGCCGTGGCCGGGAGGGACTTGGCCCGCGTGATGAACGCGTCGGCCAGGGCCTCCATGTCGGGGATGTTGCCGTTGGCGTGGACCTGGCGGTCCGGGATGTCCACCGCGGCGACGATGACTGCGGGCACCGCCTGCGGCTGGCCCCCGGCCGGGGCGGCCTTGGCGGTCGCTCCCAGGGTGGCCAGCTGGCGGCCGGGCTCCCCGCCGGTGCCGCGCTTCTGGAAGACGTCCATCAGGCCCTGTACCGCGCCGCGGGCTGCGGCTGCCGCGATGGCGTCGCCGTCCAGGACGGGCGCGGAGGCCGCCTGCGCGACGGGTCCGTTCACCCGGTCGTTCAGCCGGGCCATGTCCTGCGCCGCCGTGTCCTGCGCCAGGCGGGCCGTCTCCGACGCGCGGACATCGCGGACCTTGAGCTCGGCGCGGATGCGCTCCAGGTGGTCGGCCACCTCCCCGGCGTAGCGGAGGTTGTCCGGCGTGAGGTTGTCCAGGCTGTGGACCCGGTTGAACTCCGTCAGGGCGCTGGTCTGGAGCGTCGAGAGATCGCCGTCACCCACCAGGGTGAGGTCCGGCGGGCAGGTGAACAGTTCCTCCGGCACGGGGGACCTCCAAGCGGTGTACGGGGACGTGGTGATCACACGTTGTCTGGGCGCACCGTAGCACCGGACCTTGGAATTACCTAGTCGGAGGGTATTGACACCACCGATTAGGCGAATTAGTCGACCTAATTCCCCGCCATTCCATGGACCAGCCCCCGGAGGCTTCCCGCTCCGGGGGCTGGCGTTCAGTCGGTCTCCGGCTGCTGCGCCGGGACCTGGGGGGTGTTGTCGGACACCTGCACCGGCGGCTCCGGGGGAGGCGGGGGCGGGGGCTGCTGGCAACCGCACATGGTGGTCAGTCCTTTCCGATACGCCGGGCGGTGATCTCCATGACCCGGCGAAGGGCCATCTGGTCCAGCTGATCCTCACTGTAGGCGGGAGCGGCCTCCACAGTGTCCAGCAGCCCGGCGGCCACCAGCGCCATGGGGGCGCCGGAGGCGACGCGGGCCCGGGTGCGCAGCGCGAACCCCGCTACATTGATGGCCAACAGGCCGACCAGGCGCAGCTTGCCGCCGATCCGGCGCCAGTCGCCGGAGACGCGGCCCGCACCGCGCAGCTGGCGGACCTTGAGCGGGTCGGCGCCGGGCCGCAGTGCGCCGGACACCCAGATCCCGTGAGCGTCGTTGCCGACCACCACGTCCGCGACCGCGCACGACGTGTCGTCGTAGTGCTCCACCGCCGCCGCCGCGTTGGCGTTCATCGGCGCGTGGCCCATGCCCACGGTGATCTGCCCGACACTGACCGTGGTCCCGTCGGCGCAGTCCAACTCCCCGGTCATGAAGTGCGCGTGGTAGTCCTCGCGCGGCGGGGCGACGCACCCGGCCTGCCCGATGTGGCAGGTCCCCCATTCTGCGGCGTGCCCGTAGACGCGACCCTCACGGGTCACCGTGATGCCGGTGACCTGCGACAGCGCGGGATCCGCGAACCACTGCGCCGGTGGCTGCTCCGGCGCGGTGAACACCGGCTTCGGCTCCACAGCCCGCTGCACGGTGTGCGCCAGCGACTCCCACTCCGCGTCGGTCAGCGCGCCACCGGCCACGACCGCTCCGGTGTCGTCGGTCAGCGCGATGTACGCCTGCGCGAAGGCCGGGATGTCCACCAGGGTGGCCGCGCTGATCCGGCCCCCGTGGTAGATGACCTTCTCCGGGGGCGGCCCGAACAGCAGCGCCATCGGATCGTCGTCGTCCCCGCCGCCGGACTCCGGGTACACCAGTTCGATGTCCGGGTCCTTGATGGAGTCGGCGTCGATCGAGACACCACGCAGGAACTTCCCCTCCACCAGGTCCTTGGCGCGCTGCCCGTCCACCTCCCCGAGGTTGAACACCCCGGTGGCGCGCAGCTCACCACCGACCCGCTCGATCGTGTCGATCCGGCCGACGTTGACCGCCACGGTGTGCGGATCCCCGCCGTGGCTGTCCTCCTTGTTCCAGCGCAGCGGTACCGGCAGGTCGCGCCAGGTCAGCGAGCCCGGCGCGAACTCGCGGCCGTCACCGGTCTCCTCACCCTCCACGGCCAGCACGCCGTTCCAGGGGACCGTCTGGCCGGTCGCCGTCTCCGCAGGCGCGGTCTCCAGGGCCAGCGCGGCAGTCCCGGCCGCGGCAGCCACCACGCACCCGTCGCCGTCCGGGTCGCGGACCATGCCGGGCGGGCAGGCCGGTGGGGCGTCGCCCCTGCTCCAGATGGCGGGCACGCACCCGTCGCCGTCCGGGTCCGGTTTCCACCCGGGCGGGCATTCGGTCGCGGCCACCGTGGTGTGCGCGGTGGCCTCCAGGCTGTCCGGCACGGAGTCTCCCAGCTGCTTGTAATGGCTGCGCAGATGCGCCTTGGCCCGCGCCACGGCCGCAGCGTCGTGACCCTCCAGCGATGCGGCCCGGCCCGCTGCGGCAGCCAGGCCGTCCCGGTTGAGCGCGCCGTCCGGATCGTGGTGGGGCAGGAAGCACCGCTCCTTGACGGTGCCGTCCCCGGGGTCGCAGGCCGCGGCGGCCTTCTGGTACTGCGGGTCGCTGAACCGGGACGCGGCACCGTCCCAGGCCAGCGCCTGGGTGGCCGCCGTCACCGGCGACCCTGCGGCGAAGTGCACATCGTCCGGGCAGGTGGGACACGGTTCTACTGCGGTCGTCACGATGGCCTCCTCAGCTGCTGCGCTGGCGGTGGTGCCGGGGTCTTCCCACACGGCGTCGATGGTGCCCCGGCAGCGTCCGCCACCGGCGCAGTCCTCATAGCAGCCGCCAGGGTAGGCGGCTTCGGCCGCGTCCAGGGAGCTGAACGCCTGCCCGTCGATGTCCCGGCAGGGCTCGCACACCCGGTCGTCCAGGACTTCACTGGCGTAGTAGGTGGCGCGCGGCGCGGACCGGAGGACGGCCTGCTGCCCGGCCGCCTGCGCCGCGGTCATCGCGGTGCCGAGCCCGTCCTTCGCAGGGTTGTCGGTGAGGTTGGCCAGGAACTGGTCCACCTCGCTGGCCAGGCGCACCCCGGAGAAGGTGTTGAGCAGCCGCATCGCCTGCCGCTCAGCCGCCATGACCAGGCCATCACCGAGCGTGCGCGCGGTGATCTGCGCGACCTTGCGCAGGAACGCGGCCCGGGACAGCGCCGCCGTCACCGCATCGTCCCCGGCGATGCTCCAGTCACCGACGGTGACGCCCTGCTGCTCCGCGGCGCGCTGCTGCGCGATCCCGGCGGCCTGCGCGGCGTCCAGCATCCGGCGGTGCAGCAGGTCCGCCCCGGCGGAGGTGTCCACGTGCAGGTCTGTCGCACCGGTGATCAGCTGCGCGTTGACCTGGTTGCGCCAGTCCGCGGTGATACCTGCCCACTCGTGCAGCGCGCCGTTGCGCGCCGTCTCCCAGGCCCGCTGGTGCCCGGCGAAGTCGAACCGGGAGGCAACTTCGGAAGCCGTCAGCCTGCGCCGGAAGGAGCCGTTCTTCGGATCCGGCTTCGCCCCTGCCGCAATCACCACGTCCCTGTTCAGTGGGATGTCCGTGTTGTCGTCGCCGAAGGACAGGCGGATCCGGTCGAACGTGACCGGTCCCAGGCGCAGCTCCATCTCCGGGAGCAGCGACGGGTCGGAGCCGTACTCCGCACAGACGTGCGCCACCCACGGCGTGTGCTGGTCCGGGCGCGGCTGGTCGTGGGTGGACTCCAGCGCCGCGACGACCACGCAGCGCGCCTGCTCCAGGCCGCTGCCGTCCGGAGCGTCGCCGACCGACCAGACCCAGGACGGCGCATCGCTGTTGCCGTTCCAATGGGCGGCTCCGAAGATGTTGGCGTCCACCACCTGCGCCTGCCCGGAGTCGGCCATCTCCACGTAGCTGCGGACCGCGCTGATCAGCTCGCCCTGCTGCTCCGCGCTCCACTGCGCAACATCCCCACCCAGGTAGAACAGCGTGCAGTGCAGTTCCCCCGCAGGCTCCCCGCCGGGGATCGCGAGGCGCTGCGCGTCTTCCTCCGTCGGCATGAGCGCGATCATGGACCCGCTGTGCGCGTCGTCGCTGGCCGCGTCACCGGCCGACGCGGCCGTCAGCGTGACGGTGAGGGGCCGACCCGCCCGGTTCACCACCCCGGGGTCACCGGGCGGCAGCCAGCCGCCGTTCCCGAACAGGGGAGGCCTCGCGGTGTCAGACATGGGCCATCCCCTTGGTGCGCCGGACCGGCCGGACCGGCGTGGACGCCATCCGGGACGTGTCCACGTACATGGCCGGACCGTCGATCCGGAGCTGCCCGAACGGGTCCAGGTGGCACAGATACGCCCCGGCCGTCCCCGGTGCGGCCATCGGGGCGTTGGTGCTGACCGCGTAGACGAACGGGCAGGTGTACGCCGCGTCGGCGCAGACCGGGGGGTGCCGCAGGTCCCACGGCTGGCCGGTCCGAAAGACGATCACGTGCTGCGTGGTCGCCTGCCGGTGGCGCAGCGCCGCCGACGCGATCAGGGCGTCCGCGGACGCGGTGGCCCCTGCGTCCGCAGCGTCCGGCGCCGCCTTCGGCGTGTCCTTCGGCCCCGGCTTCGCGGCCGGTACGGCCTTACCGGCCGGAGCGGGCGGGGGTGCCTGGTTGGGGTCCGGTTCCATGCCGGGCTCGGACGGGATGCCCTGGTTCTGCTGGGACGCGCCGGGGCCGATCGTGGCCGGGGTGACCAGCTGTGTGCCGACCAGGACGTCCACGGCACCGGGTGCCGCCCCGTGCGCGGTGCGCACCAGGCCCTTGAGCAGCATTTCCTTGAGTTCCGCGTCGTCCGGCTTGTCCTCCTCCGAGAACCCCGTCTCCCGGCGCAGCGCCTCCCCGGACAGCTCGTACCGGTCGTAGGCGTTGGTGGCGCCCTGGGACCGGTCCGGCTTGATCGTCAGCTCGGACAGGTCATACCAGACCACCCATCCGGCCGGGTCCTCCCCGCTGGCCTCCATGCGCGGACCCAGGTAGCCACGGGTCAGTGAGTCGCAGATAGTCTCCGCGTCCGGGGAGATGTGCGCCTGCAACCCCTCCGTCTCGGAGG